AATATAAAGGTTGGGGCACTGCTCTTAAACCTGCACATGAACCAATCGTTATGGCGAGAAAACCATTTAAGGGTACGGTAGCAGATAATGTATTGGAGTGGGGTACGGGTGGTATAAATGTAGATGGGTGTAGAGTAGGAACAGAAAAGATTTCAGCACATCATGCACCAAAAGGAACATTTGCTGGTGGTGAAGAAGATAGAGGTAGTAGTAAAGAATACTATGAGAACGAAGGTAGATTTCCAGCAAACATAATCTTTGATGAAGAAGCCGGTAAGATACTTGATGAACAGAGTGGCGTATTAAAAAGTGGATATGTTGCAGAACACCATAAAACAAAAGATAGTTCTTGGTTTGGTGCATCAGGTCAGTATAGTAAAAACTCATCACAAAAAAAAGATTTAATTGGTGGAGCATCTCGGTTCTTCTATTGTCCCAAAGCAAGTAAGAAGGATAGAAATGAAGGAATGCCTGAACAAGTCCCACAATTTACTGGCAGACCAAGAAGAGAAGATGGTAGTGTAATATACAAAGAAACACACCCAGAAGAATGGAATGATGTAATGAAGGATAAACCAAGAAGGGAGAAAACATCTTTAGCTGCAAGTGAAGAGATACTACAACCAACTCTTAAAGGAACTATGAATATACATCCTACCGTTAAACCAACTGATTTAATGGCATACCTTATTCGTTTAGTCACACCAAAAGGTGGAGTAGTCCTTGACCCATTTATGGGGTCTGGTTCAACTGGTAAGGCGTGTGTGAGAGAAGGGATGAACTTTATTGGTATAGAAAGAGAAGAAGAGTATATGGAGATTGCCAAGAGGAGAATAGAACATGAGCAAAAAAAGAATAAACATACCCACTTCTTTGATATATAAATATATACAAGACAACCCACTATTCGTTATGTTTAGTGGGTATCTCCTATTCCTATTCCTAATGGTGTTATTATATATAAATAATATAAATTAAAATCATGCCATTTACAAAAGGACATAAGTTAGCCAAAGGAAGACCACCAGGAGCAATCAATCGTTCAACTGAAATGATGAAGGTTAGTATTGCAAGGGCAACAAACAAAGTATTGGATGACCTTCCAAAGATAATGGAAGATATGATAAAGAAAGACCCAAAAGGTGCAGTAGATATAGCGTTAAAGTTATTGGAGTTTCATCTACCTAAACAATCTCGTATTGAGATGAAGGCAGAGGTTGAGCAAAGGATACATCAGATACAAGTTAATATAAAAGATGGAATTACAAATCAACACATCCAAGACATATAGGGATATAGATAAGAGTAGAAAGATTTGTATATTACAAGGAGGCACTCGTTCTGGTAAATCACACTCTGCACTTCAATGGTTAATTGTTACTGCCCTTTCAACACCAAATACAATCATATCAGTAGTAAGAAAATCATTCCCTTCAATGAGAGTTTCTATTCTACGAGACTTTCAAACGATTATGAAGGAGTTGGGTATATATTCAGAAGAATCTTACGCATCAACTGAGCACATATACTACTTTGATAATGGGTCACTAATAGAGTTTCTTTCTATTGATAATGCTGAGAAGAGAAAAGGTACAAGTAGAGATTATCTTTTTATAGATGAGTGTAATGAATTGAGTAGAGAAGATTACTTCCAACTCTTTATTAGAACACGAATCAAAACTATAATTGCATACAACCCGTCTTTCGGAACAAACAACTATATCTTCAATGAGATACATACACACCCTGAGAGTGATTTGCACATATCTACATTTCGTGATAATCCCTTTTTGGAACAGAACATCATTGATGAAATAGAACGCTTAAAATACACTAATCCTGAGTATTACAAGATATATGGATTGGGATTACCTGGCAATAATGTTGGTACTATATTCAGTATAACCCTAATAGATGAAATACCAGAAGATTCCCATTTTATTGCATTCGGTATGGATTATGGTTATAGTATAGACCCAACAACTTTGATGACGGTTAGTAAAAAAGATAATAACCTTTACATAGATGAACTCCTATACAAAACCAATATGGTTACAGGAGATATTATCAATTACTTGAAACAATTGGATATTGGTAGGAATGAAATATACGCAGACTCTGCAGAAGGTAGATTGATAGAAGAAATCTATCGTGCAGGATTTAACATCAAACCTGCAAAGAAAGGTCCTGATTCGGTAAGAATAGGAATAGATTTAATGATGAATTACAAACTCCATGTAACTAAAAGAAGTAAGAACACCATTAGAGAGTTCGGTGAGTATGTGTGGATGGTAGATAAAAATGGAAACTTTGAGAATAAACCTGTGGATTACTCAAACCATACTATTGATGCAATCAGATATGCAGTTATGGAAACCTTAACACAAAAGAAAATAAATGCTGGGAAGTATACACTTTCCATAAGATAATATGAAAGAAGAACAAAGTTGGAATGAGTCTGAAATAAAAGAACTCATTCTATTTGCACAACACCTACGAGAAGAGAATGAAGAACTTCGTTCTAAAATCATAGTGATGGACCAAATGGTAAAGAAAAGAGAGGCAACCCTTAAAAGGGCAAACCTATACATCAGAGCATTGGAAGAAAGAATAGCAGAATCAACATACCCAAATATAAGTTTAAACTAATATGAAACAAACATTAGAAATACTAGTACCCACAAGTTGGAAGGATTTAACCCTTAACACTTATTTGAGATTCCAAAGGGATGTAAAGAACTTTGAAGATAATCCTAATGCACAATTAGATTTTATGATGTATCATTTTTGTAATTTGGATTTTGATACAATTAGAGGATTGAGTGTAGATTCACATAATAACATTGCAGAGAAGTTTAATAGATTTGAAGTACCTGATTCCTTACCACTACAAAGATTCATAACCGTTAATGGAGTAGAGTATGGATTTGAACCAAACCTATCCAAGATGGCTTATGGTGCGTATGTAGATATAGCACAGTATGAAGAATTGACCATTGATAAGAACTGGGGTAAGATAATGAATATCTTATATAGACCTATAACAAGTAAGAAGGGTGAGTTATATACCATAGAGCCATACACAGGTAGAGATGATTGGGAGAAATGGTTAGATGTAACAATGGACATTCATTATGGTGCTCTGTTTTTTTTTATCAATTTGCATCGGGACTTAGTGAACGCTACCCTGAACTCTTTGAAGGGGATGGAACTTCAACCCAACATCAAATCAACTTTGCTAAAAAGTGGAAGAACTATACAGCAGTTTTTGAACTCGCAGGAGGGGATATTCAAAAGATGGACGAAGTAACCACCCTTCCATTAGAACAATGTCTTTTATACTTAGCATACAGAGCAGATAAAGCACTACTAGAAACTATGGTACATAGAGAGATGATGAAGAGTAGAGGGTAATACACCTTTTACTCCTTTTTGTGTTATAATCTAAAAGGATTTTTATATATGGCAATCTGGTCAAATAGTAAGTGGAGTAACTCTCGTAACGGCAATCTTCGTTATTCAGTTAATAGAGAGAATGCTTCTGGCATTTACATCGGTCCAACACAAGGTCTATCTTCTCCAAAGAATAGTAGGAGAGGATGTTTGTGTTTACACGAGGATATATACCATGTGAAATGTTGTAATGGTGCCTTGATGGAACAAGGTATTGGTGTAATCCAATCTCCAACAAGAACAAAGGGTGGAGCATTTGATGATGGTTACTCTGGCGGATTTGATATAGTTTTAAACAATGAATAAGGATATATAACAGATATGAGTGAATTAACTAAACAAGCTCTTAAAGTAGACAATAACCAATCATTCCCAAATAACAATGCAGGTCTGATTACCCCTAGTGCTCTACGAACATTCAATGAAAATATGATTGACTCATTAGTAGATGAGGTAACATATAATGCAGACTCTGCCAGTTGGAATCAACAAATACAAGATTTAGACCCATCAGGTTCTGCTGAATCAATTGCAGCATTAAATGCCTTTACTCAATCTGCAGACCAGAGATTAGATTCTTTGGAGGCAGCAACTGGTTCTTATGTAACATCTGCAATTACTGGTTCATCATTAATAACTGCATCATTTAGTGGTAATACCCTTACATTTACAAAAGGTAATAATTCCACATTTGGTATAGTAATACCTGATAATAGTGGTAGTAGTATAGCATCTCTAAATGCATTTACTGCCTCACAAGAACTAATCAATAGTGGTGTGAATGCATTTACTGCATCTTCTGACCAGAGATTAGATTCAATAGAACTATTTACTAGTTCTCAACAATTGTTTAATGATGGTGTAACTGCATTTGAACAATCACAACAAACCGAGAATACCTTAAATCAAACCAAGTGGTCTAATTTAGGTTCTCAATCAGGTAGTTGGGTAACTGAATCAGAGACTGGTTCATTTGCAAGAACGAATGTAACGAATACATTTACACAAGACCAAATCATTCAAGGTACTCTAACTGCGTATACAATGTCTGCAGATACTTTGAATGTACGAGTATTGAATACTACAATAGAATCATCATCAGTTATTTTCTCATCAGGAAGTAATGTTCTTGGTGATGCAGCGAATGATGTACAAACCCTTAATGGTTCAGTACGAATCGTAAATGAATTAACTGCTAGTGGATTAAGATACCCAACTACTGATGGAACCGTAGAACAATTCCTTAACACAAATGGAACTGGTACTCTTTCATTCGCAAATGTAAGAACAATATATCAGAACATTCGTAACAGAGAAGCAACACAAATTCTAAAAGGAACACCA